ATCGTGCCCGTGGCTCCGACTGGACCTGTTGCCCCAGTCGCGCCAACGGGCCCTGTTGCGCCAACAGGACCCGTTGAGCCAACACCAGGGCCTGTCGCTCCGACCGGCCCGATAGGCCCAGTCGCGCCGGGAGGTCCTGTCGCTCCGGTATAGCCAGTCGCGCCAATCGGTCCTGTCGGTCCCGTCGAGCCGACAGGCCCCGTCGCGCCCGGAGGTCCCATCGGTCCCTGCGGCGGCACGGCAATGATGACAGTCTGCACGCCAGGTGACAGCGAGATGCGAGGCTGTCCGAGTGCGACGCCCTCAATTCTCTCGGTGCTGCTCATCGCGTCGTTCCCTCAACAACCGTCGCCGTTCCTTCGAACAGCCGCTCCTGAAAGTTGTCCGCCATCAGCCTGACGAGATCGATCACGTAGGTGCCGACAGCAAGTCGAGCGAGATGGTCCGCGCGATCAAGCACGATGGTGAACTGACCCGCCGTTGGATTGGTGATCCAAATGCCGTTGCCGGGATTGCTATCGACCCAGAGCGCCGCCTCGTTGTCGCTCTCGTGCGCCCGCATCTCCAGCTTGAGCGTGGAGCCGCTGAGATCGATAGGAGGACCCGGTGTGCCGTCCGGATTGGGCGTCAGATATTCGAACGCGACGACCCAATCGTCGTTCTTCGCGATGTTGACGGTCGCGGTGTAGTACGCGGGGCCAGCCATGGCGGCCTCACTACTTGCTGATCAGCCAGGCGCTGAAGCGCTGCGACGTATCTGGCTGCAGATAAACTGGTGCGCCTTGCTGATAGTACGCTACGGCGACTACGTCGCCGACATTGAGAAGCACGTGAGCGCCAGCGCTCATGGAGTTGCCTGTCCCAGCCGCAAGATTGCCGCTCGACTCCACCGCCACCTGAACTCCAGTAGTTTGGTTCAAGATCATAACCTCGGTGTAGTTAGCGCCGCCGCCCTGCTGCTGATGGATACTCCCGTAGATCGCCCAGACGCCATCCTCGCCAGCGCCAATGGTCAACCTGAAGCCATCGAATGTCGAAGTCTGCAGATTGTTTTTGCGCACGCCATAATAAGCGACCAAGGTCGCCTGGCTGGTCGGGATGTACTGCGCCCCGAACCCGCTGGCGTCAGCGATGATGCCGCGCAGCTTGGGCGCGGGAGGCTGCATCACCTGGCTGCGCACGAGCCCGACGCACTGGTAATAGGTGTTGTGGTTCTCGATCAGGATTGTTTCCAGCGCGAGAATGTCGCCGCCCTGGAGCGGAGAGCCGTCATCGCGACAGACAGGAAGTGGCGCGAGCGCGTTGACGGCGATGGTCACCGCTCCGGTGTTGGTGTTCTTCACCTTGACGGCGATGAACTTGCCTTCCGAGATCGTCGTGATCGCGGGCAGGAACGGCGCAACGATCTGATTGACGGTCGTGCTGGTGTCAGCGCAGTACGGAATGTCCACCGTGTAGGTGTTCGAGACGGACGCTGGCGCGCCGACCGGGTTCTGCAATTGCATCACGCTGCCGGTGTCGCAAAGTTCGGCGATCATGCCAGCGGTCAAGTCGTTGGGATGGAGATCGGAGCCGTCCGTCCGCACAATCGCTCTGGGCCCGAGCTGGTTGACGTTGATGACGGATGCGCCCGTGTTGGTGTTGGCGATCACCACCCGAAGCGGCACGCCCGCGTGATACTGCTCAAGCGGCGGGGTTAGATTGACGAGGACGGTGTTCGGGTTCGCGCTCCGATCAACGCAAAAGTTGAGATACTGGCGTCGGATGCTCTTGAGCAGCTGCTGCAGATCGGCGTCGTCAGGGATCAGGTCCGAGTTCTGGATGACGTTGACGATCTCGCGCTGTGGCTGCTCGAACGCTGCGGCGGGTGGGATCGAGCCTTCGATACCTGCCGCAGGATTGCCGTTGATGTAGCTGGCGTTCGTGTCGGACACGCCATAGGGAGCTTGATAGCGCATGGCTTCACTCTCATTGCGGCAACAAAAAACCCAGCGCGAAGGCTGGGTCGGGGATGGATCAGAGCTGTTCGGATCAGCGGTTAAGGCGTGCCCGCCATCGGGTCGCCAGGTGCGACGCTGCCGCTGTAGTCGAATACGATCTGTGTGTGCGCGGGCTTCCAGCGGTTGAGCAGGCACTCCAGATCAGCGTCGATGCCGCTCTCCAGGTGATGATCGACACCGGCCTGTCCGCCGCCGCCGCCGCACCTGAACCATCGCAGGCCCTTGGAATGAACGTGGACGGTCCAATAGAACCGCATCTCCGGTGGGCCGATGTACCAGCGATAGTCGCCAACCAGCGGGTTCGGATCGAGCGGCGGTTTGCGGGTGTCGCCGCAGTTGCTCACGCCAGCCATGAACGGGGCGTATTCGCTGATCGTGATGGTGTAGCCGAGCATGTTCTTGGCTACATCGTTGATGAAGAAGTCGCGCGACTGGCCGCCCTGCAGCGTCATCTTGAACACCAGCATCTGCTGGCGAGCGCTGATCGTCGGCGTCGATTTGAAGCACGGGTCCGGAAGGCCCCAGTTTCTCTCCCAGTCGGAGAGTAGCTCGACCGTCTTTCGCGGGTCGCTCTCCTGCTCAAGCAGATCAGCGGCCCGCGCATCGACCGTGCCGTAGTAATCGGCGAGCCCGTCGATGGTCATCACCAGCGTGGAGCCGATCTCGCGAGGCCATGCCTGCCCTTGGGGCAGAAGCTCAAGCATCGACTGTGCATAGTCCTCGCCGGAGCGACGGATATGTACGTCTTTAACCGGTCTAGATGCGGGCATACTGGATGTCTCCGAGCACGGGCATGTGCCCGTTGTCAGGCATCACAGTGTCACTGGCGTTGTTGCCCAGGTCGTAGCTGACCACGCCTACCGCATTGATGATGCCTTCGTCGCTCCAAGCGCGGTACCATGTCTGACCTGGCTGCGAACGAAGGAAAAAGTTATTCAGCAGACTTTGCGTGATGTTGCCCCTGGTCTCGGGATCGTCGCTGTTGAGGTTGAGGATCAGGAGGTTGATCGGCTGCGGAATGGGCGCTTCGACGAAGAAGTCTTTGACGGCGACCGGCCTCACGCTATCGAGGTAAGCCTGCACGGCACTGACATCGACCGGCGTGGGGAAGCCGCCGTTGTCGGCCCGCAGGTCGTCCATCATGAAGCGGACGGTAACGGTGCCGATGCCCATCTCGTTCGGATAGCTCCACGCGCGTGTCACGCCGGGTACAGCGAGCGCCCACTGCACATAGTCGTCGGCATCGCCGCCCATCGGGGGCTTGCGGATGCGCTCCAAGATGCGAGCGCGCAGCTCGTCGTCGGTTTCGGTGTCGGTGCCGCCCGTCAGATCGCCGCTGACGTAGGCCACTCCGTTGACGCCGGGGATGGTCGGGTTCATCGACAGCGCCGTCCCGTCAGCGAGATTGCCAAACGAGCCCGGATCGAGCGCGCGGATCAAGCCGGTCACGGTCGCGTAGGAATAGACGACGATGTCCTCCAGCGTTTCGAACGTCACCACCTGATACGGCGAGTCAGCGTCAACCGGCATCGCAACCGCGCTCTGCAGCTGCGTGCCCTGGGGCACGATGGTGCCGTCGACCGTGCCCTGGAAGCTGGCGAGACCCGACGCCAGGGTCGCCATCTTGCGCCCGGTCGTGCCGTCAGCATTGACCAGCCAAATTTGACCGTGACGGTCGAGCCATTCCGTTTCAGCTGTGTCTGGCAGCAGTTGCAGCGCCAGCCAATCGATGTACTGCAGCGTTAAATGGCAGAGCGCGCCCTGATTGTCCGAGAGCACGCGCAGCACGCTGTTCGGCACATTGGCATCGGCTCCCGGCAGCGAGGCGTTGACAGCATCGCGCACGAGCGTCCGCACCGCGCGCAATGTGGGAGTGCTCCACGGCATGTCGGGTTCTCTGTTGAGAGGTGGAAAGCTTGAAGCTTGCCTAGCCCTGAGCGGCCTGAGCGTCCCAGAGTACGGCATAGCGCAGATCAATCGCGGGCAGCGGCCCGCGATAGATGCGCAACAGCGCGTCAATCCGTTGCGGATCGACGCGGGTCGTCCAGACATCGAAGCCTGAGCAAATCTTGCGGTCCACGAACGGCTGGATCGCCGCGCGGATGTAGTTCTCGACCATGATCAGCGTCGAGCCTTGGCGTGCGCCTGCTGGCGTGATCTTGGAGCGCCGCAACAGCCATCCCTTCCAACCGATGGGCCAGCCGTTCCAGATCGCCTGCGCGTCGAGGTCGCCCCACCAGCCGCAGCGATCAGTGGAGTCCGGGTCGGGCAGATCGTCGTTCGGACCCGCCAGGGCATTTGTGCCAAGCGCGACGATGATCGAGGTGGCCAGCGCCTGCGTGTCATCCAGCGTGCCATTCGGCAGCAGCGACCAGCCCACCGTGACCGAGTATTGCGGGAAGACCCTGTTCTGGACGAGCCGAATGTCAGGGATGTTGTCGCGTGCTGGCATCCGCTCAGCCGATCTTGCCCAGGCTGTTGACGCACGGCCCTTTCAGCGTCACGAGCAGCGCGAACGACGCCTTGCCAGCCTCCGCGCCGACATAGACGTTCTTGTCGCTGTTTGCGTGGACGTAGGTTTTCCCATCGGCGAGCGCCATGTGGCACTCGTTGCCGCCCATGCGCGTCTTGGCTTTGGTCACCTCGACGAATAGCGGCGATTTCTGGCCGTCCTTGTAGAGCGAGGTTTGACCCTTGTTCTGCTGCTGGCCGCCGCTGCTGCCGCTGCCGCCTGACGCCCCGGCATCCATCTGCGTCGGCTTCGGCAGACGCTTGCCATCCGGCATCAAGTCGCCTTCCTTCGCCATTTGAGCGCCCGCTTGGCCGCCGCCCTTTTGCTGCGTCGAATTGCTCTCGCTGTCTTGCTGCACGAGGTGCATGCGGACAGTCTTGTCCTGCGGCGCAGTCCAGAAGCCGCCATCCTGCGTCATGTGGAATTGCTGCTTGTCGCCGCGCCCGCGAAACATCGCGGTGTCGCCTTTGTCCAGCTTGAACATGCGGTGGCGGCGATCATCCATGTTGCCGCTGACAGGAAACGAGCGGTTGCCGCCCATGAAGCTGGTGAAGGTCTCCGCGCCAGCTTGGATTTTGCCCATCGCGTCTTTCTCGGCGTCGAACACCACGGACGTAAAACCATAGTTCTGCGGAGCCTGGACGCCCTTGCGCGTCTCGTTGGCCATGAAGTTTCCGGCCATCTCCTGCATCAGCTTGCTGTCGTCCGCCTGGTCGACAACGCTCGCGGAGCCACCGGAATAGTAGCCGCGCATTGAGCTATTGGCTGGCGTGGCACGGTGCATTTCAATCTCCCTATGTTCCGAAATTCGGGGTGCCGACGTTGAAGTTCATCCTGCCGCGCAACAGTTCGGGGTTGACGCATGTCAGCGTGGTGATGGAACCCCGCCTGTCATCCTGCATGAAGATGACTTGCTGGATCGCAAGCTCGCAGTCGAGCATGGCCATCGGCGAGTAGACGTGGACCTGATCGCCCTCGTGCCAGAGCGCAAGGCCTTCGCGCAGCCAGCCCTGGACGGTGATGGTCGCTTGAATTTGCGAGCCGTCGTGCCACAGCTTCTCGTAGTCTGCGCGGGCCTGCAGCTCGGCATTGGTCCGCACCGGCTCTTCCGTTGGCGTGATCAGCTTGCTGTACAGCTTGGCAACGTCGCTCGACGCCGACGCTTTTTGCTCGCTCGCTTGAGGGCCGTTGAGATCGTCGCTGCCTTGGCCTTGCCCGTGGATGTCGTATTCCGCAAACACCATCTCGTTGTTGATGATGCACTGGCATTCGAGGATGTTCTTGCCCTCGACCAAGCCAGCGACCACCGGATAGCTGTGGTCGCCGACCAGCAGGAAGTTGCCGAAGGCATCAGCGGCCAGGCGGATGCCGCGCACGCGCGACAGCCGCTCAAGGAAATCCCAAACCGTCTCGCCTTTGCCGTTCTGGCACTGCTGGAACGGAGTGAGGTCGAGCGACCCGATGGTCTTGACGCCCACGCCATAGGGCGCGCAGACCTGCTTGGCGATCTCCTGGATGTTCTTGTTGTCGAAATTGCCTGTCGGCGTGTCGACGCTCGATTTGCCTGCCTGCGCCGTGTAGCTCTTGCCGATCAACATCACGCCGTGGCTGTTGGCGTTGTAGGCGACCTGGCGCGTTTCGATGAACCCGGTGATCGCCAGCTCGCCAGCGAGAGTGATGGTGCAGTGATCTCCCGGCTTGAATTGCAGCTTCGTCCAATCTGGAAACGGGCCGCCCTGCTTGAAGATCGGATCACGTTCCGCCGCACTGAACTGGAAATATGCGTAGGAGTCGCCCCAGTTGCGGCGGACCATGACGAAGTCCCAATCCTGGAATTGAAGTCCGTTGACTTCCAAGATTGCGACTTCCTGCTGCTTCGGCATGGATCATTGCCCGTTCACGACGACAGCGCCTCGCCGATCATCGGGCAAAAGGCGGGATGAACGATCTTGTTCTCGTCGCGCAGCTCGTCGGCGCGCGAAGCGTCGCCGTAGAGCCTGTACGCCAGGACCAGGCTGGGTAGCGGCTTGAAGAACTGGTACGCGAGCATGCGCGGCAGCGGCAGCGCGGTCTGGACCAGGTGGTTGGTGATCGCCCCGTGCAGCGTGATCAGCGATTGAAACGTCATCTGGTCCATGTCGTCGGCGGCGATCTCCTCCGAGTCCATGAACGGCTGGAACAGCGCGGCCTTGATCGCCCCGACCTGCTGACGGTTCACGAACGTCATTGCGGCGATGATGTAAGCCTCGGTCGCGAGGCAAAGACGAATGCCCGCGTTCTGGATGAGCACCGCGCCGAGGGAGACCGGAGCCTCTTGCGCGATCAGCGTGCGCACCGTCTCGAGTTGCTGCCATGTGATGCCAGCGGCTCGCGCCCGGTCAAAGCAGGCATCGAGCGGCGGGCCGAACGCATCAGCGATCAACAGACTGTAGGCATTCGCCCGTGCGTCGCCGATGGCGGTGCGCGCGTTGACACCAGCGCGGCCTTGGGCGGGGATGAACGACAGCAGATGCGCCAGCATGCGATCAGCGAGCGGAGCCGCCTCGTTGGCGTCAGTGCGTTTCATGCTTCAATCGCTCCCGTGCCGATGGATGGCGATGGGGGCGCAAGCGAGCGCTGGACCTGGTCGCGCAGCGCTCGTGCGGCGGTCGCGACAGTCGTGGCGGTGTTCTCTTGACCAGGATCGAGCAGCGGATCGAGGCCGTATTCGAGAAACGTGATGTCAAAGATGCAGTAACCGCCGAACCGCTCTTCCTCCGTCATGCGATAGCGCGTGACGACGACGTTTTGCGGCGGCTGCGTGGACAATTGCAGGACGCCGGGGCCTTCCTGCTCAAGCGCGGCGATCAGTGTGTCGCGCGGCTTACGGTAGTCGCGCCGGAACAGATCGTCATCGTCACGCGGATAGACGATGCAGTAGGCGCGCACGGTGAACTCGCGGGCGTGGCGGCCCATGTCCTCGGCGTAAGGAAGGTCCTTTTTCGGAAACTCATGCTCGACGATGCGTCGCCCGCTCTCGCGCGAGTTCGCCTCGCAGTGAAACGGAGCGCCATTGTAGGTCGCGCGAACCCAGTCGTCGCGCCAGCTCGGCACGCCGGGAGTGAGTTCGAAAATGGTGCTCATATCGATAGCGTCTCAGGCCCTTTTTTCGCGGGCTCCATCTGCGTCTGGCGATTGATTTCAACGTCCTTGAAGATGCCGCCGCCCTGGGCCCCGACCTTGGTGCCTTTCGGCGCATTCACATCGACGCTGATCTTGCCGGTACCGGTGACTTTGGACCCGGCGACTTGCGCGCCGTCGATCTGCTGGCGGTCAGCGGCAAATCGCTGCGCGCGTCTCTCAATTTCGCGTCCCCAACCCGCCTCGAATGATTCCGTCGTCTGCGGGCCTCGCATGCCGGGATAGGGATTGCCTGCAACGTTGGTCAGCGTGCCTCGGGAAAAGAAACCGCGACCCTGCTGATGCATCATGTAGGTTTCGGTCGGCGTCGGATCGCGGCCAAATCGTTTCTTGAACCAAGCGTTGTTGTCGGCTGCAAGCGCCGCTGCCGCCTCGGCGTTGGCCTGCGCTTCATAGGGACTCCCATGTCCTCTGCGAGCCCACTCGCTATCAGCGCCGCGCGTGCCGATCTGAAACAAACCCTTGTACTGGGTCCGCGCGTTGACGTTGCTTGACGGGTTCAGACTGCTTTCTATCGAGGCGATGGCCTTCCAGTGCGCCTCGTCCATGCCCGCGTTGCCAGCGGTCGAGCGGATCGCCTCATTGACCGCACCGCCGCCGCTGATCCTGCCGCCTGCGCCCGCTGCACCATCGGCATGGGCTGGCGTGTCGCCAGCGCCCGCGCCTGTGCCGGGACCTGCAGTCTGTCCGTTTGGCGGCTCTCCGGTCGAGCGGCGGAAGGTGTAGCCCTTGAGCGCAAACTGCGATTCGAAACCGCGCCCCTGATTGCCGCCGAGACCGGTGAACGTGCCACCCTTCCGATTGATATCTTCAACGATGGTGACGTGACTGCCCGTCGCTCCGGTTCGCACACCACGATCCGCAACCGCGATGTCTCCGGGCCGCACATCCCCCGGTGCAACCGGAACGCCCCAGTTGCGCCAGTTCGATGCGACGGCAGCGCCTTTCGGTGGCGTGCCGCCGACCGACTTGACGACGGACGCCGCGAACT